GTTTTGAAGTGATATAAAGCGAAGCTAATACAATGTTAAGTATTAACAGTATGATTTCAAGTATTGTCATTCTTTTGTCCTCCTAGACGTTTATAAATATTAACTTGTGAATCTTCTAATCTTGAAACACGGTGTTCAAGTACATTGACATCCTTCTTTAAAGAACGTATGTCTTGTGAGTGCATTTCAAGTAGATTAAGCATTTTAACATTCTGACGGTCTATCTTTTGTAAGTTATTTAATATTTCATCATTGTTAGTCTTGCTCTTTTTATCTTGTCTATTAAATTGCTTAATAGTTGTTAGAATTACTACAACCATGGTCACGATCCAATAGATCAGATTTTCCATTCTAAAAAACATCAGTAAATTATCCCAATTCAAGTAGCTTCATCCCTTCTATATAATTTTCTATAAATACAATTGATTCTTCTAATAATTCATAATACTTACTGCCTTTAATATTGTCCCAGTTGTTTTTGTAATCGATCAGATAGGTATACCATGGTTCAGGACAAACAAGTTCAAACTTACCCGTCTTTTCATAGTGTTCAATAATCCCCCTATATCTAAATAAATGATAATGAGATTTAAATGCTTTAGTGACTTCATATCTTGCTTTCCCGTACTCAAGCTGTGCTTCTAATGATTTTAGTAAGAACATTCTATGATTAATGTTTAGTAGTTTATCGACCGTTTCTTTGAAATCAGGTTCCATATGAATAAGCGTTCTATCTAAACTCAAAAATGTATCTGCACTCGATCTATGATAGGCAGTGATGGTTTCATCAAAGCGATGTCTTGCTAAAAACCTTTCTTTTGAAAATATAAACAAATCCACCTGGCCTAAGTTCAAATGGATATTGTCTCTGAAACCATCTAAGACAACAGTGACATCGGTATCACTATGTTCATCATTAATATCATAAGCGATCGAACCACTATAATAAGCAAGTAAAATCTTATGATAGGGAAATATCCCTTTAATTTTGGCTAGGATCAAGTTCATCTTCTATGACCGGTTCAATTACAGGCTCTAAGACATCAAAATCATCTGTAGCATCTTCAAAACCGATGACGTTTTCTTTTAACCAAAGATAACCTCTTTCAATGGGATTAACATTTAAGAAACTTGTGAAATCACCATATGGAATTTCAATGTCTATTTCTTCTACAGGTTGATTAAAATTCGCTCTTGCTTCTTTTGATATATAAGTTGCAACACATAAGCTAATTTTCTTATGTGAATAACTGATATTAAATGTTGTAATTCTATGATATGAAGCACTTATTCCAAACTTCGTTTCTAATTCTCTAATAATTGCCATAACTGCCTACTTTCTTTTTATTCTATAAAGGGTAATGGATATTGAATCAGGTGATCCAATGTTAAGTCCTGTATTGATGTAAATTGCCCCTAAGTCACCATTAAAGGAATGGACAAAATCAGCTAACTTAATTGAGCCATCACTTTGGCCAGATAGAGTTGCGATACTTTTTCCATAAGCTATCCACTGTTGAGTATCTAGATAGCTACTTTTAAAGGTTGGTGATATCTCAAAGTCAATAACTTTTGTAACTCCACTTGATATAACTGGACCACTTGCATAACTATCTTCGATGTAATGCACGGTTGAGTTTTTCCCTACTCTTGTATCATGAACACTATCTTCTGTATTTACATGATGCGCAATATAGGATCCTTGTAAATTGGATAAAGCACTTGTTCTATAATAAATATAGGTATCTGATATATCTGCAGATGTTCCTTGGGTTGATGAAATGATATGCACTTTGTAAATATAGTTTGGATCAAAGGCATATTGTAAGGTATGGGTATAACCATAGCCTTCATAAAAATAGACGACTTCCATTTCACCACCAATTTTTACAACAGATGATGGTCCTCTTGCATATAAAGCATTAGACCCATAATCAAAAGCAAGCTCACCAAGATAAGATAACTTTGAAGTGGTCGGTATAGTACTTCCCCTTTTGACTCTAATGATGGCCATTAATAGGTACCACCATCAATCACTGATGAAGGTGTTAATACCTTTGATGAATCGATACCTAATTTATATTTAATTTTTGTTGGTGTATAACCTGTATCAACAACTGGAAAATACTTAAGTGCATTGGTAAGTACAGTCGAGTCATAGTTTGTTTCACTAGAAGCAAGTGCCATACCTTCGGCAGTAATAATGGTTGATATTTTTGCATTGGCTAATTTTGTTCTTTGTTCTGTAGTTAAGTGAAGATTACTTGAAACGTGTGTGTTATAAGTAGATCCTGCAACCCCACCTAAGTCAGCAAGCGTAACTGTAACTGCACCCGTTGAACCATTGACACTTGTCACTGAGTCAGTTGGGGTTAAGAGCTCTTGCCAGTTGGCTAAGGTTGAATAAGGTGCAGCTTTTAAGATAAATGATTTATTTAAATCTGTGCGGACTGCAACGTCTCCTTCTTGCGCTGTTGATAAACCAAGCATTGCTGTTTGACTTGCCACAACAAAGGTATTGGTCATCGCTATCTTTGGTACAACGCTATCTGCTAGCTTCCCACTTGAGTTTAGAATAGGAATGTTTCCATTACCAGTTCCTGTATTCTTGGTTGCTGCACTACCTAAACCAAGGGCAGTAATCTTTGTATCGATTTGATCATCAACTTTACCAGCTGAAGGTATTTTTAAATAATCACTATCTGCTAAAGGGACTGTACTAGATGCTGTTTTATCTGCTTTTGCAATATATAAATGCTCACCATTAAAATCGACTTGTGGTTCTCCTGCTTTCACTACCCCAGTTGTTCCAGTAAGGGGACCTGTTCCTGCAGATGTTCTTCTTTTAATTTGAATTGTTGCCATGACTTCCTCCTATTTTTTTAAATATGCTGATGTAATATTATGTGACGTGTTTCCACAGCTTAAGGTAACAACACCTTGTTCATAAACAACACTTAATGTGTAATCAGCTCCAGCGTATCTATAACTCACATTTCTATTAGATCCAACATGAATAAATAAACTATCTCCTGGAAAGCTAATAATCGTTGTATTGTTAATCAGTACATACACAAGTGATTCAGATAACTCTACTGATGATGTATTAAAAAACTGATAGACACCATTCGATACTTTTGTTAGATTTTTTCTAACCGGTCTATATCTATCAAGTAACTTGTTTTCCAAATCCGCAATTTTATCTTTATCATTTAAAATAAACTTTCTTGTATAGGTTTGATTAATCGATACGGATGTGGTTGTTTTAGTATAAGCACATAAGACAAATTCATAGAGTCCTTCTGTTGTTAATAAATTAGTTAAAACAAGTGAAGGATAACCACTGGTTTGCTCTTTTAAATATAGACTTACTTCATTGGTTGCTGTATTGACACCAAGTACCACATAGCCACTCTTATTAGAGTCTGGTGTAATCCCTATTGTTGTTTGATTTTCAATATAGATAATGCGGCCATATACAGAAACATAACCGTCTTGAAACGTTAATGTGTTATTGGCAAGTGTGACTTGACACTCATTCTTTAATCCTTTTAAAATCCCGATATCCTTTGAATAAAAAAAGTGATACAAATCTGCATCAATTTTTGCGGTAACATTCCCACTTTCAAAGGTTACTTTTTGAATTCCCATTAGAATTCACCTCCATCTAAATTGGTATTTGTAATTGTGACACTACTTGAAGTAGTTGTTTTCACTTTACTTAAAAGCTGTATTTTTTCTGTAAGTTTAACCCGGTATTCACCTAAAGTTATTTTTGCGACTTTAAGCGTATCTTTAAAAAGAATCCCTGTTACAACCGTATCATAGGTTTTATGTTTATGAATGAATGATATATAATCTCCTAAATGAAAGTTCATAAACGGTTTAAAGACTTTATTGTTGAGATCTAAATTAAATGAGATATAATGATCAAGTTTTGAAGTCATCATCTCACTTCTAGCTTTGGTTTCTAAAGTATCTACTTCTTTATCTGCATAGATAAATGACTTGACCATCACTGAATGATATCTATCTACATGATTCGCATCTTCAGTGATATTCCCACTTGTAAGTAAGTAATAGGTTTTAATATCTTTAAAAATCTCATTATCGCTTCTAGGATAAAAGACGATCTTATTAATTACTTGTGATGATGAATCGTTGGTTTCTATATTTAAAATCGATGAAAAGTTACTCTTCATCACCAAGCCTTCATTCACGTGTACTATCTTAAATAAGATTCCTGTGACTCTACCTCTCACGTAGGTCACTTCTGTTTGAAAGCTAATCCCATAGGTCTTTGAAACAAGTTCAAAGAGTTTTGATATACTTTCTATCTTGTTTGCTTCAAAGCTTAAGGATCCATAAACACTTGCGTCTTTTTGCACAGTCAAATAGTCTAGGTTTTGCATAGAATCATTATTCACTTTAAAATGCATGTGAATGACTTGATACAAGTAATCGATTAGATCACCAGTGAAACTAACAACTGGTATATCTAAATTAAATATTTCTCTAAAATCGAGAGATTTAATGATCGTTGAATGATCATCTTTTTGTTCGATGCTTTCTAAGATGCCTATATAGGAAAATAGTTCATTTGAAGCAATCACAATATCGCCTATTGCTGTTTGAATATTTGTTTTATTGGCTTTAAAAACTGAACGCTGGATGATAACCATATCAAGGTTTATCTCATATTCTTTTCCAACGGGTGCATAGTCTTTATATTGAAGAGTTTTTCTATCAAGAAATATGAGTTTCATCCTAGATACCCATATACCCTTCAAGTAAAGTCACTTTACATAAAGACTCTGTTGCAACCCCTGGTTTAAACTCAATCTCATAATTCCCATGATTCACAAATAGAAAATTATCTTCTTGAAAGTCCTGCTGGCCATAGACATCTCGTGTAGTCCCGTTTTCTAGTAATGATATTTCTTGTTTACTTGGTATAGCTATGATTTTAAGGGATGCATTTTCTGATTCCACATAAAGTTTCATTTTTGAGATGACATATCCATTTTTTAAAATTGATACTTCAGGATGATAAAACGCACCATGGATTTCAATGTTGATTGGTGCTTCATCTAGACCTTGATTATTAATATGAATCAGTCCTTGATAAGAACTCTCATAGTGATAAGGATACCTATATGGATAAACTTTACCAGACTGATTACCATTGGCAATAATCTCAAAGGTCTTTTCTTTATACCACATCGATACTTTTTTAAAGACTATCTGACTTTGGATCGTTGATGCGACTAACTCACCTTTTGATAAACTTAATACATCCACATAAGAGTAAGCTTTAAATGCCGGTGTTTCATAATGCATCTTCAGTGCATCTTTGGACCTTGATAAGTAATCCACAAAGTCTTTATATCCCTGATATCCTTTTAAGAAAATTAGTGTTTCTGTAATATCTGTTAAAGGGAGATTGCTTTCAGTTTTTGCAAAATATTTATTGTATTCTAAGTACTTAATATCTAAAGAAAACCCAAGACCACTGGCTTGGGTTATAATCGTTTGATTTTTATGGTTAAAATAATATAGTTCACCATATTCGTTTTCTAAGTAAAATGCTCTAATCAAATGACACTACCTCCTAAGGCTTGATTGATAGAATCAATATCAAACGTTGGTGAGGTTGTATTGATTGTTATATGGTTTGTATTTGCAGTACTTGAAGTGTTGTTTGTACTATTCGTAACTTGGCTAGAGCCTTTTAGGTTAAATGTATCACTAAAGAAACCTCCGACCTTACCAAAAAACCCACCTACTTTATCTGCAGCTTTACCTGCAAAGTCACTAATACCTTCAGTGACGTGGGTTGCAATGTTACTAATCCCTTCTGTAACACTACCAAAGACATTTTTTACCTTGCCACCAAAGTCTCCAATCTTTTTAGGTAACTCTCCAATCCATTCAAAGATTTTTTGAATAAACTCGATAATTTTTTGAACCACTTTTAAAATAGGATCAAGTACTGTCTTTAAGACTTTAATAGCAGGCACCAATATTGCTTGTAAGACTTGACCTAAGGTAGTAATCAAAGGTGCCAGGGCTTCTAATATCTCAGCAAACATGCCGACTTGCATAATCAGTGGCATGAGTAAGACATCTAATATGGGTACTAATATATCCACGAGCATGACAACTAAATCGATAATGACATCAAGGATTGGTTGTAACGCAGTAAGGAGCACATCAACAATCATCATGATCGGAGGAAGCAACAACATGAATGTTTCCATAAGTCTATCAAGCAGGGCTCTGAACTCTTCACTTTGAAATAAAGCAAGGGCTAAAATGGCGATAAGCGCGCCTATACCAAGAGTCGCAAAGTTTATACCTGCACCCGCAAAAAGACCGGCAGAACCAACACCTTTAAGCGTCATGGCCACAATATTTAAAAGTGGTCCAACCTTACCGACAATAGAAAGTACTGGACCAATAGCCGCAACTACACCTATAAGGGTTGCGATCATTTTCTTTGTATCTGAATCTAGACTATTCCATCTTGTAATCCAGTCTTTGACTACAGGTATCATTTCATCTCTAACTTTGATGATTAAGTTTTGAATCACAGGCATAAGTGTGCTTGCGATATCAACTGCAAGACTAGATAATGCTTGTTTGGTTCTATCTAGGGCATCTGTGAACTCACCAGCTTGAGCAGCTTGTTCATTAGTCACAATACCAAGTTCTCTTGCTTCTTGTCTTAAACCATCAATGACTTCTGCTTCTTTAGATAAAACCGGAATAATGTCAGCTGCGACTCTTTCACTTAATAAATCATTGGCCACACCAACTCTTATAGTCTCATCTTCGACTTTACTTAAAGCATCTCTAATCAATAAGAATGCTTCATCAGTGTTTTTACCTTTTAAGTCATCAACTGTCAGTCCAATTAAAGCTAGACTATCCGCAAACTTATCACCATTACCAGTTGCGATATCACCTAAGATACCATTAACCTTAACAAAAGCCCGTTCCATTCTTTCTGTTGAGACACCTAAGATAGTTGCGGTGTGATTCCACTCTTGAAAGGCTTCAGCTGATAAACCAATTTTTTCGGCAGTATCACCAATTTCATCTGCAGTATAAGCTGTCTTTATCGAAAAGGCAGTTAAAGCAGAAACGGCTCCTAAGATAGGAACCGTTACAGATTTTGTTAGTGTTGAACCAAGTTTACCAATCTTATCAAACTTGGCGTTACTTAATTCTTTAATTTTATTGTTTGTATTACTTAGTTGGCCATTCAGTTTTCCGAGTTCAGCTTCTGTATATTGGACATTACGCTTGAGCTTATTAAACTCATCTTGACTCATATCACCAATCTGAACTGCTTTTTTAGCTTTTTCTAATTCTAGATTTTGTGTATCTAATCTTTTCTTGGTTGTTTGTAAAATACTATTTAATTTATCTTGTTTTGATTTCCATAAATCAAGATTAGAACTATCATATCTTAGATTAGCATTAATAGCTTTTAGATCTTTATTTTGTTCTTTGAGATCTTTTTTAATGTCTTTAAGCTCATTTTCTAAATCTCTACCATCAAGGCTAAGTTTGATATTAAGTCCTTTTACTGTTTCTGCGATGTTTCCACCTCCAATGCATAAAAAAACACATCAGATTTGATGTGTTATTATAAAGAACATTTTAATTATTATAATCATTTATTAAATCGTTTATTTGTCTACTACAACATTTACCAGTAGGACTTTTGTGAACACAATCACTGTTTTTCATCGCGTTTGTATTTTTTACAACCTTTCCTACTGTATCACACTCTTTATTCACTATCGCATCAACAATTTCAGCTTTTTCTACTTTACTACAATAGCAAATATATTTTGGATCAGCATCTTCCTTGTACCAAATCGGAACTTTAACATCAGTTTGCATTATCATATTTTCTTCACCAGAAAAATAAGCCACAGCACATGTTGGGTTTAAACATAAATAATAATCTTGATTAACCTCTATCGATTCTATGTTAGTTAAGCTTTTAACTGTAACATTACTTACCAGTTCGCCATTCACATTACATTTTGGACATGGTTTTGTTTTTTGCATAATAGTCACCTCATATAATAATTATAACATACTATATGAGAAAGTTATCGATATCATGTTGTGTTGCTCTTTTAGTTGATTTATTGCCACTAATAACATTTTTCTCTAGTTCTACGATTGAAAAGTATGTTTCTAAATCAAATGATTTTGTATCTTCAATGGATAATCCAAGGTGTGCAAGATTAAATATGATATTAGCTGTGATGTCTTTTTCTTCAATACTATTTTGATTTACTGGGTGTGGGTGTGCTTTTCTGAAATGTCCCGAGCATTTCACCTATCATATTTGTTAGATTTTGTAACTCATCCTGGTTACTTAATAAACCAAAATCAAGCGACATTAAAAAGTCGTTATATGATTGTTTGCTAAAAGGTCTATGAAGCACATAGATGATTCTAAAGATCGTATCAATCACTGTCGATAAGTCTTCTTCTTTTTTACCGGTCTTTTCTAGCTTTTTAATATCACTAAATAGTTCTGTTGAAAATACATTACGGTAATCAATAATCGTAAATAATGATGAATGCAGGCGATAGTCTTTATCACCTAAATTAAGTGTTTTTTCCATTGGCTACTCCTTATAAGAATGTTGGAAGCGTTGGTGCAGTGGTTAGAAATGTTGCATAATTTGTATCCGTTGCACCTGCGATTGCTCTTAAGATAAGATTGTTTCCTGCTTCAATAGGTCTAGCTGTAATATTAAGTTCAATTGAGTTAGCTTCAATAGAATCTGATTTTGTTTTACTTGAGTCACCTGAAGGCGATGCTGTACATAAGAAATACCAAATACGTCTAGCTTTCATGTCACCTTGAATTTCATAACCTAATGCGAATGTTTTTGTCTCAGTATTCACAATTTCTATTAAGTTCCCATTGGTATCTTCTAAGAAACCAAAGATATCTTTTTTAAATGCTTCATCAATTTCAGTGAACTTAAGTGTTACGTTAGACCCTGAATTTGATACAAGTGTCTTAATCACTTTATCATCTGCATAAACTTGTGAGCTACCGCCGATTGCTTCCGTTGTAATTTCTTGTGCACCTTCTAATCGTTTAGGTACTCCAAAAGTCCAACTACCATCTTCTGTTTGTGTTGCTAGTGCATAATGCACATTGGTTAAACCAAATGTTACTTTATTACTCATTGTTATAAAACCTCCAATTTGATTTCATATACACGGTTTATTGAACCGTCTTCATTTTGATATTCTGTGATCATTTGAAACTCATAACCACCGTAATATAAAGATACCTCGAGCTTTTCTTCTAAATCGAGGTTCTTATGTTTTGTTATTAGATTAAGTTGGATCGTCAGTATGCGCATGGTCACTTTATCATCTGCATACATCGACCCTCTATTTGATACTTCTTGATAAATGATATAATCATCACTTTCATCTATACTGTCTTTTTTGCCATAAGACACTTGTCCTGGTAAAACAGAATTTAGTGTAGTAAAAAGTGATTCTAAAATTTCTTTCATATCAGTTTCCTTTAGAAATGATTTCTGTGATGTCTTCTAACATCTTTGGTGTAAACATATCATAAGCCGGCCTCATAAATGGTCTTGGTCCGACATACTTTCCACTTCGGTGTGTATAACCAAACTCAAGTAAATGAGTAAGTCCACCTTTACCATCAGAATAAATAGATATGGATGTGTTCAACCCACTTCCATTTGAAGTTGCGACAAATGAATCCGCAAATGCATTTTTATAGCCACTTCTTGGTGCATTACGTTTCATGTAATTTAATATATCTTCTGCAGTATCATTAAGCCTTTTTTCTAGTTTAGGGATTAAACCTTCTACATAGCTTTCTATTTCATCTTCGATGGCTTTACCTAAATCATCAAGTGTAATCAATGATATCACCTAACTTGATGGATGTTCTTTTTAAATAAAGTTCAATAAACTGTCCTGTTTGATAGGTTCTTTCTATCTTATAGATAACTTGACCTATGTCCACATACTTAGAACCATCATAGACAATCCCTTGTACTTTAACGGCAATATCAATTCTAATATCTGATCGTTTACTTTCATAATACTCTCTTGAAGTAATCGAGAAGTTAATACCAATCACTTCTTTTTTTGATTTAAACTGATAGCTCATGACACCCATGGTGTTTGGAACCATCTCCAAGGTTAGTAAGTGCATTCTTATATTGGGAGAATTTGGATACATTTTTTTTAGCTCCCTTTAGTTAATGCGAGTTGACCTACCAACATATCAAATGACTTGGGTAGTTCTTTTGCGCTTCCATCGTTTTTAAAGCCATAAAATGTCTTCACATAAATAATAATGACTGTACTAACCATTGGATTTGAT